ACTGCGAACCCGTGATTGTACTTTGCGAATGGGGCATATTCAGGTGTTAATTCACTCAAGCACCCAACGCTCCAGCACGTTGTCAATCTTCCGTTAATATCCTTCTCAGTATGTTCCGATGTTTGGTGCGAATGACCGCAAATTGCGCTTGATTTCGCCCTCATATAAAGACCTCTTGCAACGTTTACTGGTGAGAATGTAGACTTACCAAATTCGTGACCGTGTACCACCGCTAAAGAGTTAATACGTGCCAACTGTTTGCCGTGTATTATGTCGATTCCAAACTTGTCAAAGTCTAGCAAGTTACCTAACTCAAAGTCTTCAATGCCATCCAATGCACTCGCGTTCTTTCTGATGTAACGCTCGTATCGTTCCTCGTGATTCCCCATCTTCGCGTATATCCTTGCCTTTGGAAATTTGAAACGCAGGAAAGAAAAGAACTGCTTTGTTAACTGAAGTTCCGACTTAAACGATCGTTTGCTTTTCTCTTTTTCAAAGCTGCTAATCTCGTAGCAATCTATAAAGTCACCGCCCAACACTACGGTATCACATCCATTCTTCACTCCGTAGTCAATTGCCAAGTGTAATGCTTTGATGTCGTGGTATGGAATATGAACATCGAATAGCATCAGGACTTTCTTTCCGTCAATTTCGATGATTGTTTTTTCTTTCGTGTCTGATTGTGGTAGATGGTGCGCAACTGGTATTGATTCGTCAAATTTCTTTGGACGATTCTTGGAGGTAACGTGTCTGTGATACTTAGATGAGATATTGCCGACAGTAGTGTTGTACTTCTTTGCAATTCTAATCCTGAAAGCAGTTAATGTCTCGCCTTCCTTTTTTGTTTCAATCTTGAAAATCTCATCCCACTTTGGTGCGTTCTTCATTGTGAATTATTTAAGTTATTAAGAAAAAAGAAAAGGAGCGACTGCTCCTCTTAGATATTTTTATATTCTGCTTTAGCGTTGAAACAAGGACAAGCTTTAGCCACATTTGGAAAGTCTTTGTGTCCTTGAATAATCGCGTGTGGGAACATAGTCTTTAATGCTTTCAACCGTGTCATCAGTTGGCGTTTCTGCGCATCAGTTCTATTGTCTATTGGTTTACCTAACTTATCCACGCCACCGATGTAACAGATGTTTATAATCGACTTGTTCCAACCCAACACACCGTTAGACGGTTGAGCAATTGTGAGTAGCTGCGTTTCTTTACCATCTGCTTCAATGATGTAATGGTATCCTGGTGACTTCCACCCCAACTTCTCCTTCCAATATCTTTGGATAGCTTCAACCTTCGCATCTTGTCCAGTCGCGCTGCAATGAACTACTAGGTGTGTTATTGTTCTCATTCGTTTTCTATTTGGAATTGTCCTTTATCATCAAAAGATTTCAGCCTTTTTAGAATCCACTTCGGCAATAGATCAGGCTTAATAGCACCAATATTTTCAATGATGGATATTGCTTCACGAACTAACAAAGCCGCGTAGCAAAGTTCCTCTACCCACAAAAATAGAGATTTAGTTATTTCATTGGTACTGAAATTAGTAAGATTGTGGACAACTATCAAAAAAAACGCATAGAGTACAGACTTAATAACCATACCACCAAACCTTGAACTACTTAGAACGTGATACTTCCAAGCCTTCCAAATGCCTAGAACCGTATCAATGAAAATCATTATAACAAGATAGATCAGGAAAGACCAATCATCAAACACATACGTATTAAAAAACGCAGCCATACTGCTCCAACTGATAGCAATGAGCAGCGGCATTTTCATTTTCAATAAATCAAGATATGGATAAAATATGGATAGCGAATCATCTCTCATAACACTCAGTCTTTTTTCTTGTCTGCTATGAACTTTTTAAGTTTGGCTTCCACTTGTTTTCGAAGTGCTTTGCCACGTGTCTTCTTACCTCCACCATTTGCAGTCGTAGTTGTTGTCATATGGATAATTATTTCTAGTTGATAAACTATTGCCTGTGCTGAACACCATCTTACCTCTACCATAAACATTCTTAACTGGCTGCGTTTCGGGGAACGTGCTAGATGAATATTCAGGGAACAAATTATTGTTGTGGCAAAGATAGTCAACCATTTTCTTCGTGTAGTGCAAAGCCTTTCCACGTGCATCATCAATCAATCTATCCAGTTCACTCTGCGCAATTACTTCCGAATCTTCGCTCGTTCTTTTAACCAACGATCCGTTATCATTT